TATACATAATATCAGCACCTTTAAAGGCACCTACTAAAGCACAACCACCAATAACATATGGATCTGTAACACCTAAACTCACACAAGCAGTTGTGGACGTTGCTCCACCCAATGTGGCACCAACTGTTGATCTATTGGCTGTACAATTGGTTAATAGTACACCAGCAATTAATATTAATAGTATTCTAGGCATTTAATTTCTTTATTGTATCGTTTACTTCAAAAAGATCATCTTCTAATTGTTGTACCTTTATAGATGGACCATTAAACTCGTAGTGTTCTAACTTCTCGTTTATTTCTTTTTTCTGTTCTTCTAATTGTTTTATAGTTATATCTTTATTTGTCATAAGGTTTTTCATCTTTAGCAATTACTAAACAAGTCGCCTGAATATCATCAATTAGTTCACCAACTTCGGCATCCCTATCAGGCGTCTTTGGATTATTGTATTTTAGATTATACAATCTATCACTAGTCTTTTTAAGACCATCAATCTTTAAACAAAAATCACTAATCTTGTGTAACATTATTTTTTACCTTTGTAAATAGATTTTTAATCTTTGTCCAATTCTTAGCATTTTGTTCTTTACCTTTTTGCCAAGAAGCTTTTTGATACTCTTTAGTATCTGTCCACTCTTTAACAATATAGTTTTTTACTTTTGTATCAATTGTTTCATCGCTCTTTGCCATTGTCATAGTCATTAAGACGGCAATGGTTAACATCATCATTGTTTTCATACTATTTTTTTCCTTTTTTATAACCTAAACTATTTTTATTTTTATATAGCTTCTGCCAAGACCAACTTGTTAAATAAGTTGAATAATGGTATATGATTTTTACTAAAAATGCCTTTATTGTTCTCATATTTTTCTTCCCATAGTTTTAAAATCCTCAGAATCAACAATCATATAAGGACCTTTGTTATACGCCACACTAATTGTTTTGCCAGCAGGTAACTGTGTGGAATAAATTCTCTTTTTAGTATCACCTACTATTCTATCACTTGTAGGAACTGATGGCCTACAAATGTAATTTGGCATATCGTAACCACCAAATGAGTTGTAATCAGAGTCAATATTGACACCTAATGATCTACAATAATTATCGTAGTCTTCTCTCAACTTATTTAATTTTTCGATTTTAGTTAACATTAGTTATATTTTATATCTTCTTCTTTTTTCTTTTTGGGAGCATATACTTTTTCTTTTTTAGTCAAGTCAAAATACTCAGCTTCTTCTTCAGCTTTTTTCTCAGCGTATGTCATATTAAAAACTCTCATATATGTTGCATCTCTCGGGTTAGGAGCCGACCAATCATCAATCAAATTCTGTAGTTGTTCTGGTTTGATTGACATATTACTGAAATTTCTAGGTACTTTGATCATATCTTCTTTCAAAGCAGTAAGATAAGAGATTCTATTTGTGTAAGTTTCTTTATTCTTACTTTGATCTTTTTTAGTAACGTCTTTGAACTCGTTGAATAGTTGTTCTTTAGTGTATAAGTAACTCATATATTATGTCCTTTTGTTAGTGTTAATAGTCTATATCCTATCAGAAAATGGTGTATTTGTCAACCCTTTAAAAAGCATTGATTTTACTTACTTTTCTGACTCTGAATCAATTTCTAGTTGTATTGAATCTTCTAAATTTGACTGATTCGTAGCCCATTTATCAAATTCATCATCATTTTTAACCTCATCAGCATATTGATCAATCTCAACATCACCATTTTCTTCAGCATACTCATCATCTGTATAAGATACTTTACCAAGATATTCTGTTGTATCTGAATCTGTATAGTTGGCGTCAACCATATAGGTTTCAACACCATCTTTGGTTTCTGTGATCTCGTGGTTTATTTGTGAGTGGTCTATACCATTGTCACTTAATTTTTTATCAGCTTCATCTTTAGTATTTGCTAATACCTCTTGTTCTATTACCAGAGTATAATAAGTCTTCTTTCTGTATAGATTTTTACCTAAATCTTCTTTTACTAAAACTATATCTGTTTGTGTGTCCATATTTTCTCCTATTTGTTAATGTAATGTTGTGTCTTCAAATTTTTGTATTTCTGGTATACTTTTGACTATTGTTCTCATCATAGAATCATAATCTTCGTCATTTAGTACTGTTTTATACAATCTTAATCCTATTGTGATTAATGTAGCAGCAATTATTTCCCAATTATATTGTAAACCTAACATAAGTGTATGTTTATACAAATCATTAAATGCTTCTTGTAATTTGTTGTTATCTTTATTTGACACTTTTGCTATTCTCCCATACGTTATTATTAAATACTTGTATTAAACGTGTTAGTTCAATATCATATTTCTTTCCAAATTTATTGGTAAAACAAACTTTACAATCAGTTACCGGTAAATCCAGATCACCATATTTAAGTATATCTATATTATTTTTATCCATCTACGTCCTTTGTTGCTGTATCTTCACTACTCATTAATAATACGATATAATGTATCGCCTTTAATAAATCTTTTCTATTCTTACCATCTTTCTTACCATATCTACAAAGATATTTAATGGCATTAGCCTGGCAGAAATCCTTATCAATATCTAATTGTCTTAACATATCTTGTACTTGAAAACCATCTTTTGTGGTACTGTAGTGTTGACCATATGTTGATTCAATATATTTGCCTATTTCTTTTACTATCTTGTCTTCACCGTATTTCATATAATTCTTACCAATATAATAACTTGAAGAACTAATATAACTAATGGAACAATTGTTCTAATCAATTCCATTGTATGATTATATTCATCTAATTTTCTTTCTAATTTATTTCTTTTATTTTTCATTAGTTTAACCTCTTATCATTATAATTTAATACTTTTCTATTTGTTAGTTTTTTATTAAAGTCTTTTCTTAAAGATTGTCTATCATACTGTTGTCCATAATCTTGCCACATTTTTCTGTCACCTTCAGCTTCAATTGGCCACATATCTTCGTATGTTGTGTAATATTGTTCTTCATCTATAAGTTCTACTTTAGATATATTTTGATAGTTAGTTGCTGTTTCTTTATAGTTAGAATCTAAAAACTTAACCATCTTTTGTTTTGTCTTATCATTAAATTTCTTTTTAAACTTCATAGGCACATTTCTATATACAGTTTCATAAGAGTAAAAGTATTCACCACCAACCTCTGGATCCGAATACTCTCTCAAATAACATACATTAAAAGTTTTATTCATTATTTACTTTCCGTAAGTAATACTTCTTCAACATTGTCCTCTGTGATACCAACCATTTCTAGGTTGTCTATCTTCTTTACTTCTTCAACAGCAGTTGTAAGATCAATCTGACCATCTTTTAATTTAAAGACTACATTATCTACTGCTTTCTCGGCTGTATCTTCAGCCCATTGTTTTACTTTTGACATAGTGTTTTCTCCTTTGTTGTGTTTTTATAATACAAATTTTGTTCTTCGTTCATCTTCTTAATTAATTTTGATTGGTTGAACATTGACATAGTAGGGTTATTATATACTATTTTGTTCACATTGTCAAGCCGTTTAATTAACAGTTTAAGTTTTATTTGTTTTTCTTTGTTATTCATACTACTATCCTATCAGAAAATAGCCTATCTGTCAAGCGTTATTTTTTGTTGATTTTACTTGTTTTTTAGTAGAACGAAACCAGAACAAAGTATACCGATAGCTGTATTATAGCCTCTTGTCGTTACTTTTTCCTCGAAGGGTGACTTTTTTGATATTTACAGGTGTTTTGGTGAGTTTTGGTAACCAACTTTTGCTATATAATAGCTATCGACAATATCTGATATAGGGTTACCAACCTTTACTGTATCAAATACTTTTTTTAAGTCCGTCTTTGTTTCTTTAGAAAAGAATTCATACATCATATCCTTATCAGCATTACCTTTTCCAGTGGCACCTTTTTTTACTACACTAGGAACAACAGTATCGTAATGTATATTAAACTCTTGTAATCTATACTTTAGAATACCACAGTTCTCTGCTATCTGGAATATGCCTTGTCCTTTTGATCCAAAGGAATATCCCTCTATGTAAACTAACTGCTCTGTGTGTATGGTGTCCTCTATTAGTTCATATACCCAATCTGATATTTGACTAAATCGTTTAATAGGTGTATCGTATTCTTTGTGTTCCGTACCTATAATATTTTTGGCCATAGGACCAATATACTTTTTCTTATTTGTTAAATAAAAAAACTTACTGTTTTCAAATATAAAATCTGTTGTAATACAAATGGCAGGACTTGTTAAACTATAATCAATTCCAATTATCGTCTTCGGATTGGTTTGTCCAGATTGTTTGTTCTTCGTCATCATCTTCAATTTCCTCTACTTCACGTCCACAGAATGGACAAGTTAATGGTTCAAGGTCTTGTACCTCAATATCCCATTCTACTGTATATTTAGTTTCACAATTAGTACAAGTTTTTTGTCTTTTTTCAATCATTATAGTTTAAAAGATTTAAATTGATCTTTCTTTACGTCTTGTTTGATACCACCGATAACATAAGATTCTATTTCTGTTTCTTGTGGAGCATTTTGTGTTGATCTACTATTTAACCAATGGTCAACCCATGGTAATGGATTGGTTTTCTGATCGTAAGTAGGTGTTAATTGTATGGCTTTCATTCTTCTATTTGCCATAAATTCTACAAATTGGTGTAATAATTTTTCTGATAATCCGATCATAGAACCTTTTGAGAATAGATAAGTTGCCCAACGTTTCTCTTCCTGTACGGCATCATCATACATTTTATAAACTTCTTTCTCTGTATCTTTAATGATCTTTAAAATCTCTTTATCATTTTCATAATCTTTCCAGTTATTTATGACCTTTTGGGACATAGCCAAATGTTGACTTTCATCTCTAGCAATAAATGATATAATCTTAGCAGAGCCCTCTAGTTTCTTTAGTTCACCAAAAGCAAAACTACAAGCAAACGATACATAAA